CCTGCACGCGCAGGCGTTCGCCGCTCTGCCAGCCCGCGCCCTGTTCGTCGAGCGCCAGCGCCAGGTACTCGCCCTGCGCCATGTACGGGTTGGTCATGGTCGCGGTCGTGTCCGGCGTGTTGGCCGCAAACGGATCGGCGGTGCCGCCCAGCGTCGCGCTGATGGTGCCGCCGCTCGATTTGACTGCCGTGCCGCCCGTGTCCCAGTTTTCGAGCCACAGGGCGAAGGCCGTCCCGGCGTTGTGCGCTTTGTTCGTCCAGGCAACCAGGCGCTGGACGGTGCAGGCGCGGGGCGCGCGCCAGATCGGGTGATCCAGATCGCCGCCCGGATCGGTGCCGAGGTCGAAGCTGATCGTGTGGACTTGTTCGCTCCCAAACATGTTGCGCCCCCTTAACTCGCCGGCGCCGTCGCGTCGCTCAGGAGGTAGACCCCTGCCGCGTCGCGCAGCTCACCGACGGCATAGCCGATGTGGCCGTTCAGTTCCCACGCACGCCGGGATGCGTCGTACTCCGACTCAACGGCGTAGGCTTCGCGCTCATCGAAAGCGAGCGCCTCACGGGTGAAGATGGCGCCATAGGCGTCATCACTGCCATCGACACTGATGTTCGCACTCACGTACCAGGTCGCATTCAGCAGACGGCTGACGAAATACTCCTGCAAAGCCGAGGTCGTCAGTTGATCGCCCAGGTTGGCGTAGGTCGCTGCGGGCTGCCCCAACTGCGTCCAAATGTCGTGCCATTGGTAGGGGTGCAGCACGCCCATGCGGGGACCGTTCACCTTCGCATTCGCGAGCGCGGCGGCTGCCGCACCCAGAATGCCGATAGTGAGCGAGCTTCCCGCCGACCCTTTACCAACGGAGAACCCGCTGAAGAGTGCCAGGATGTCGGTGTCAACTTTCTCGGCAATCGCGTTGCCCAGCTCAATGCTGGCCGACTGGCGGATGTTGTCCACGTCGTCCGTCTGCATCATCTGACTGGTCAGGATGAACTGTGCCATCACTTCACCAGGCGTTAAGGTCGCCAGCGCGCTCTTCTGGAATTGCGTCGCCGCGCTGAAGTCCACACCCTCGGCCACGGACTGTGCCGACACNGTGCTGAAGATGCCGACTTTACGCTGCGCGTAGCCGGTTGCACGAAAACCCGTCACCATCGTCGCCATGAGCGTGCGCTCACGCAGCACGAAGAGCGAGTCTTCGTAAATGTTGTTGAACAGACTGTTGAGGTCTGTCGTCGTCGAAATGGTCATGGGTTAATTGCCCCCAAAGGTTTGCGTGCCGCTCCCGAAGATTCGTTTGCGGCGCTGCTCGTCGGTTTCCTTACCCGGCGTCCCTCCAGGAACCGGTGTCGTCGTGCCCCCTGGGCGTCCGGGCGTCTGAGGTTGTGCGGGCAGCGCGGCCTTCAAGGCTTCCGCGTCCGCCTTCAGTTCTTCCTCAGTCGCACCCTTGAGTCTCTCTGCAAATGCCGGTGGCAGTTGGAATTCGGCGGCGATCTTCGCCCGCAGTCCATTGAGGGTGAGCGCCTCGATGTCCGCTTTCAGCTTGTCGCGCTCGGCCTGGAGGGTTTCCGCCAGTGCCTTGAACTCACTCTGCTCTTTCAGCTTGGCCTCGTTGGCCTTAGCCTCGTCCGCCTCGCGCTTGGCCTTGGCATCTTCCAACGCCTTCAGGGCCGTGCGCCGTTCCGCTGCCTCTGTCCGCAACTTCTGAATTTCTTCGTAGGCCTTGGTCGGGTCTTTGACCCAGTCCGGCAGTTCCGGCGCGACGGGCGGTGTGGCCGGGGTCTCCGGCTGTTTCGGTTGTTCGGGCATCTGGCCCGGCTTGGGTTCTGGCTCCACCTTTATCCCCATGCGTTGCTAACGGCACTGACCAGACGCAGCGCCTGATCCGTCGTGATAGCGGCGCCTCGCCGCTGCAAAACGTCCTGCGCCCACGTCGCCAGCGCACTCGGAAACACGATCCGCGCCTCGAAATTGCCCAGATGGCCTTGAGGAACGCGAGGGTCGTAGATCTTCGGCTGGAGCACGCGGCTCCCTGGCGTCGGCGCGCCCATCTTCCACACATCGTGCAGGCGATCGACGTCCGCTTTCACCCCCATGTGCACACTGCGAAGCGCACGCGAGAGATCATGAAACGTACAGATGATGGGTTTCGCTTGCGTCTGGTTCATGCCTAAAACCTCGTCATCTTCGATTGTAGGCGTCTGTCAACTGGGATTGCGCCGGGTCAGTTCGCCGAGCGTCGCCGCGCGCAGCATTTCACCATACACGTCGTCGGTGTACGTCCGGCTCAGGTCGCTGAACGCGAATTCGTTGCGCTTCCAGGCGCTGTACATCCCCCGCCCCATCATACGCCGCTGCACGTTGGCGGGCTGCCGGTTGAACCAGGCTTCGCCGCTCTCGACCGCGTCCGGCCACGTCGCCCCGCGCACGATCNNCGACCGCGGTGATGATCATTGAGCGTTTGATCGAGCCGGAAGATTTTGCCATGGTTGTTGACGCAGCTCATGCACGTACGCAAATCCAGCGCCGCGCGCCACATCCAGCCGGTCAGCACGCGCGGGTTGGCGGCGTAGGCGGCGTGATTGCTGAAGCGGTAGCTGTAGAGCTGCATCGTGCGCGTGCTGTTCTCAGCCCAGGTGTAGGGGATGCCCAGCCACTGCGTCATGCCGCGGGCGATGGCGCGCGGGTTCTGCCCCTGCGCCGTCAGGCCAAGCATGGTGTCGGCGAAGTCGCGGGCGGCATTGTCGCCAAACGCCTGCATCCGCGTGACGAAGGCGTCGCTCTCTGCGTAGCCGATGATATTCTCCAGTGCCGCCGGATCGGGCCGCATCCACACGCTGGCGAGCACCTGCGCATTGCCGACCTGGGCTGTCACGGCGTCGAACGCCGCGTCGAGGCCGAGCTGCAGCATCTCCGTCTGCGCTTCCGCGCCCACCTGGCGTGCGACCGCGCCGAAGTCGCGCATCTCGACCTGGATGCGGGCGAGCAACTGCTGGTAGGTCGTCATGTCGCGCAGGGCCTGCGGGCTGAAGTCTTCGCCCCGCTCGATCATGCCCTGGATCTCGTCGGAGAGCGTGCCGATCGCCCGCTCGATGCCCGGCGTCAACCGGCGATAGGCGTCCTGCAGGCGGCGCGAGAGCGGTTGATAGCGCCGTTCCAGTTCCAGTCGCCAATCCCGGCGACCGGCCACCATCGCCAGCGGTGACGTCTGGCCGGTCCCGCGCGGCTGGGTCGGGTTGTCAGTCATTAGTGACTTTGTCGATAAAATCTGACCAGAGCACACCAGACATCACGTACGCGATGGCTGCAACCTCATCAGGACGCAGCAGTAACATCCCGCCGGTATCATTATCTTTCTGCCAGCGCAAATACATCGTGTCATTTCCGGCGCCAGTAACAAACCCAGCCGAGAATGCGGAGTTCGCATAGTTCTGCCGAACAGATTCGGAAAACGACATGGCATCCTGTGTCCAAACTTCGTCTTTCAGTAGCGCCTGATTGACTACTTTTCGCATGATTACTCTTACCCCGTCAATGCGCCGCGCTGGGTCAGGCCAACGAGCGCGTTCGCCAGGCCCTCCCCGGCCAGCATCTGCTCTTCTTCGATGCGCTCCAGCTCGATATCGAAGTCGCGGCCCAGGTCTTCGCTCGCCGTCTGCTTACTGACGACGCCCAGCCCTTGCTCCTTCTCAATCGTTTCGACCAGTTCGCGCCGGTCAATCGGCAGCATCTCCGGCCACGAGGCGTTGACGCGCTCGACCTGAAAGCCTGCCATCACCATCAGGCGGCGGCTCAGGTCTTCCAGCCCGCGCTGGTAGAGGTTGCGCTTCTGTGTGACCTTGTCGATCATGCGGCTGAAGATCATGCGCACGCCGAAGTTCGTAATTTGCCCCAGCTTGTCCGCCACGCTGGCGAGATCGACGACGCGCGCCTCACTGAAGTAGGCCCGGCGCAGCGTCATCATGAATTCCAGGCTGCTCTTAAGGTCGCTCTGCATCTCGACGTTGTACATCTTCGCTTCGGGATTGGTTAGTTCAATAATGCGATCCGGGTCGTTCGCCAGTTCGTCCGGCAGTTGCTGCCCACTGACGACCGTCTTGGGGTGCGCGTGATGGCGCAGGATCTTCGCGGTCGAGCTGGCGGTGAAGTTGAGCGCGTCGTTCAGCCGCGTGCGCACGTCGCTGCGCCCATAATAATGATGCGGCTTGTGCTCGTTCTTCCACTCGACGATCGGCGCGAAGTCGAACTCCCACGGATCGGTCGCGACCCATTCCCAGCGGCTGCTGTTCTTGCTCATCGCGTACTCGATAATCACCCACGGGGCGATCGTACTGCCGGACTCGCTGCGCACGAGGTCACCGCGCACGATGTCTTGCATCCGCTGGCCGCCGTCCGCCGTCGCCCACTGCTGCCGGTACCACAGCGCGCGCGTCTTGTTGGCCGCATCCCAGAAGACGACGACCAGTGCCGGGTCGAGCAGTGCCGCCTGCGGGACGCCGTCGTCGCCATCGAAATACAGCCGGATGTAGTTGTGCCCGGCGATCATGCCCGACAGTGTCAGATCGACCATGAACTCCGCCAGGTCGTGCGCTTCCCACCAGTCATCCAGCCACATCTGCTCGTCGCTTTTCGAGACGCGCAGATGCCCTGCCTCGTCCGGCTCGCGCGCGCTGCCGCCGGGCACCTCGAAGCGCGGGATGCCCATCATCGCGACCAGGTCGTCCGCTGCCTGGCCGACGAGGTTCATGATCACGTTCTGATCGCCGTGGACGGGCGAAATTTTCAGCGGCAGCGTCTGATCGCCGTAGTAGTAGTAATGCCCGCCTCGATCTGATCCTTATCGTCCGGGAGGTAGGTGGCTGCTTGTGGCATAAATCACATCCTAATCGTAAAGGTCGTTCGGGCGAGAGCGGGCGCGTGGCTGATCGACGTACATGACGGCGTAGCGCGTGTCGTCCAGGCCGTGATTGTCGACGTCGACCGGCACTTCCTTCTTCGGCTTGCCGTCGGCGCCCTTGGCCCAGACGTAGCCGCC